TATTAAATGGGTTTTTAGGTATTTCTAATCTAGGATTAGATAATTGTAATCCAACTTGCTTTGCAATAAACAAAGGACCTCTAGGAAGTGAGGTCATAAAAGCACCAATACGAAATAAATCGTTTATTGATGTTTGAATAGATCCAGCAGCACCTCCTCTAATAAAAGTATCATCGTAAAGTACTTGATTAACAAATTGGCCTATTCTGCTTCTATTAAGTTGAGAAGATATATTCGGTATAGCAGGAATGTTATTTATTCCTACTAAACGTAAAATACTGCTAGGACCAACAGTAATGTTAGTAGCACCGTTTGGATTTGTTACTATAAAAGGTTGACCACTATTCCCCCCTCCAGGCCTGTCTTGCCCGTATCTGAGAGACTTTAAATCGGTTTGTAGGTCAATTAACGGCATTTAATAATATTAATAACGTCCGTCTACAGGTCCTAAATCTCTGTATCTACGGCCTGTTCTTGATTTATACACTTGTGATACTACTCCAACTGGTGCTAAGTTTGGAGCCATTGGATCCAATTCGTCCATTTTAGATGGTTGAGGCTTCATTGGAAGATTTCTATTGATTAATCTCCAAGTTACATCAGGATTACCATCTACTGAGTAGAGGTTATGTAATGAATTTGGTGGGACAGGATTAACACCAAAGTTTGCAGGTTTAGCACCTCTTAAACTTAATGTTCCTTGTGTACCTAGTTTGTTAAGTAAACTCATGGTTTATTTTATTTAATGTTTCGTATAAATATTTGATTGTTATGCTAGTCTATATGCATTTTTGTATTGATTGGTACCTGTTTCTGATTGTCTTCCAACGACTTCACCTAATTTTTCTGCGCCTACTTGTATTGCCATTGCTGGTGTAGGTTTGTTGGCTAACGCGTTTACTGCGTTTCTTAATTCGTTGATTGCGGTCATTAATCCACTATCTCCACCATTAGTAACATTAGGAGATACTGCTAAGCTATCACCAGTAGCCGTAATTGCTGTGGCTCCAAAGGCATCAGTAATAGTAAATGGACCTTTGCTTGAAGGTGCTATACCATCTTTTACTTGTTGAGTATTAGCTGCTGCTTCACTAGTAGCACTATTCATAGCTGAAACAGCAGATGCTATTCCTGCTATTATACCTACAGTAGCTAACCCAAGTGTGACTGCTTCGGCAGCGGTTATGCTAGCTACAGCGTTAGCTGAAGATAAACCTAGTAAAGAGGCCATTTTTGGAATAGCAGCTACTAATCCTTTTCCAAATGAGAAAATACCTGTTACCATTTTTCCAACTAATATTCCTCCTATAGCTCCTACTATTGGATATAAAACAAGAGCATTATCTAATAAACTTGCAAAACCTGAAACTAAATCTCCTAAAGGGCCTGCTGCTAGATTGACAATTATATCTTGTAATTTTAATATAGTAGCATTAAATTTATCTTGGATTGTTTGTCTTTTAAGTGCTGCTGTAGCTTCTTCTTCAGTTATCTGTGCTAATGATTTTCCTTGTTTAATAGCTTCTTCTCTTCTTCTTAAAGTTTCAGCTAATTCATCAGTTGTCATACCAACAGCTTCTGCTAATGATTTCTGTTGAATAACATTCATTGTAGTAAACTCTGCTGAACTTCCTATATTTGCTGCTAGTTCTTCTGCTAGTGCTACTTGATCTCCTACTAAAGCTGCTGCTCTTGCTCTTTCTAAATTAATTTGTTTTCCAGTTATTAATTCAGCTTTTAATTCGTTTTCAATTGATGTTTCAAAATTTAAAAGCGATTCGCCTGATTTAGCTACTTGATCTAAGGTCATACCAAATGCCTTAGTAGCAACAACTGCTTTAGCTATTCTTTCGGGATTGTATCCTAAATTTGCTGCTAATTGACCTGATACTTTAGCAGCTTCTGCTAATGTAGCTTTAAAATTAATTCCTACTTTAAACTGATTTCTTGCTGCTACTAATCCTTTAACAAAAGATTGATATATTTTTTCAGATGATTTATCTGTTAATACAGATAAACGTTGTATTTGAGCAGCTTCATCTGCTTGTAATCCTACTTGTTTAGTTAATTTAACTTGTGTTTCAAGTTGATCAGCTGTAAATTCATAAGCAAACCCAGTTGCTTGAGATATTTGACTATAAGCTTCTATTAAATTAGAAGTTGTAACATTTAAATTACTACTAGATCGAGCAGCGGCTGCTAAGTTTTCTCTATAAGCATAAGAATCTTTTCCTAATTCTTTACCTAATTCTACGGTTTGTTTGTTAGCTTTTAAAAGACTATTTATAAGAAAAGTAGCTACAGTTAAAGGATCAACTAAACCTTTAGTAATACTTTTTCCTACTTCAAGTATACCAGTACCCATTACGGCAAAGGTGTTTTTTGTGTTAGCAGCAGTTTGCTGCATTTTTTCTAAAACTTTTTCACTATTAATAAGATTACCTAGTATAGGAATTTTATTTAGGCCTTTTACAATACCGCCTAAATTACCCATTACTCCTTCTATTTTTTCTGATTCTTTTAGTTGTTTTTCATATTCATTTGTAACTTCTTGAGAAGATCGAGCTATTTCTGCAGTTAAATTAGCTATTATTGCTTGTTTTGCTGCTACTTCAGCCGTTGTTATTCTTCCTGATGCCAAAGCATCATTTAATTCATTTTGAAGAGAATTAAGTCTAGTTTGAGAAACTAACCTTTTAGCTTCTATTTGATCAATTTGTTGTTGAATCTTCTTAGATTCTAATTGACCTTTATTTAATTTTACTTGATTACTAATTAAATCTTCGTTCGCTTTACTTATTGATCTTATTGTTCTTGTTATATCTTTTGATATAGTATTAAAAGTGATAAGATTATCAGTTGTTTCCCCTATCTCTTCAGCAACGTTTTGGATACCGAGAGTTAAGTTTCTAAATCCATCTTCTAAAGCTTGCTGGATTTGCTGGATATTTTTTAATTGTTCTTCTGGTGTGGCCATATTTAATTATTGCACCGTATAAATATTAAAAGCGCCTATTTCTTAGGCGCCTTTACTTTGTATGTTGGTTGAGCGATGTTTGGTTTTGCTATTTCCTTGCTCTGTTTATTTTTTAATTGATTTTGTGCTTTTTCTTGTTCTTCTTTTTGTTTATCATAATGTTCTTTCATTTTATTGAACGTGAATAAACGCAGCCATATCGGCATATTATAAACAGTGTCCCAATCGTAACCACCATTTCCGTGAAATACGATTTCATGGATTTGGTTAAATAGTAATAATCTATAGTCCGGAGTCAGGCCAAAAAAAGCTAAGTGAAATTGGAATAGCTATGCCCTCCCCTACATAACTATCATCTTCTGGTTTATATACCAGATTAATATCAGGTTGAATTTTACTATAATATTCACGTAATGCTCTAGCGTCTTTAGCAATCAGATAATTGTCAACAAATTCACGAACGTCTTTAGCTTCACGTTTACCTTCAACTGAAGTGATCATGTGTTTTAAACGTGTAGTAACGTCTGTAGTTTGAGTTGGGTTTACTTTTTGTAAACCTTTAATTTCAGCTTCAATCTTTTGCTCATCACCGTGTGTTAATAATTTGAATGTGATATTGTTACCTGAGTGTGGTAATGTGAAACTGAATTCATTTGAGCCACGGGTAAATAATGATTCATCAACTGTTTTGTCTTCTAGTGTAGATAAATCAACAGATACTTCTTTACCATTGTAGGTAAAAGAATAATCTTTACCATAACCTAATACACGAGCAGCAACTAATATTGCGTTTTTATCGCCAATTAGTAAATCATTGTATTCGATTGGGGTAACAATCAATGCTTGTAATAATTTATCAATAACGGTACCTTGACGAATGAAGTTAGCGTTGGTAAGAATATCTTCATGCTTTGCTGTCATGTAAGACATTTCAATTTCACCTTTAGATAATGGGGATGTTTCAGGATACAGTAAACCTTTTGATGGTAACGAAACGATTTCGGTTGGAATTTTTAATTCAGCCATAAACTTTTATTTGTTTTATATATATAAATATACGAAAAAGAAAGGCATCTGCCAAAGCAGACGCCTTATCTAAAAAGATATTGAAATATAATTAGAAGTTTAGAACGCAGTAATCCATAGCGATTGTTACTGATAAGTTGATTGCAGCTTCGTTAGCCCAATCGTATTCACCAAAGGCTGCTGTTTTGCAATAAGCACCTTTAATAATCCACTCACCTACGATATCGCCTACAGGACCTAAAATATCTAAAGTTAAATCTTTCTTATAGAAATCAGAGTAACCATCACGACCAGTTACTGATTCGTGTGCCAAACGAGCCCATTCCATTACGGCTTGAGCACCACTTGGTGTTACAGGATCGTATAAGCCTAAAGTCATGTCGTTCCAACGTACCTTACCTTTAACTTTACGATAAACGTTTATATGATCTAAAATAATTTCACCAGCCTCAAATCCAGGAGCAGTAGCGCTCTTAATCAAGTACGCTGGAATACCATCGATGTACATGATAAAGCGATTCTGAACTTTTGGTTCAAACGCTGTGAACATTATTTCGTTTGGTGATAATACAGCCATTTTATGTTATTGTTTAATTGCTATTAATAAATATAAGCAACTACATCCCCTATGCAGGGAATGTAGCGCCAGTTGGTAATACGTTGAAATTCAATATGATAAATTCAGCTGTCTTAGTTGGTTGGATGTAAATCTGACCTACTAATTGGTTTCTATCGATTACATCAGGAGTATTGTTTGATTCATCCATTACTACTTTGAACGCGAATAATCCTTGTCTTTGTACTACTGAATCTAAATAAGGGTTAACTTGGCTTAAGAAACGGTTACGAGTAACTGCAGTATTTTGTTCGAATACTAAGTTGTTACCTACTTGACCAATGAAGTCTTTCAATGCAATCAACAAACGACGAACGTTTACACGATCAAGTGCTGTTGATTTCTTTTGTAATGTTTTCTGACCAAATACTACAACACCATTTCCTGGGAATGTAGCTAATGGGTTAACATTTGCATTGTATAATGTATCGCGATCGTTTTGAGTTAATTTTCTTTCAGCTCTTAATACTGAAGGAACACCACCACGATTTAAACCTGCAGGAGCAAACCATTCAGCACCAATTTGGTCGTTAAATGCTAAAACAC